CAACGTACCTGCATCAATGAGTTGACGGAGTGCTGATGTAGCAGTTCTGGAGAGACCCCCGAGCATGTGGATAAGGCCAAAGCCATAAAAACCAAGACCGGGTAGAAACTTATAGTGAACAAAGTATTGTATCTTTTTTCGGAGAGGATCGTTTTCTCTGTAGTTTCGGTATATGGCCAAAACTTTTCCCGATCCTTCGTCAACAGTAACAACATACGGTAGCTTAATACCAGTAGGTTCCCCTGTTTGCGAGTCTTTATCTTCGAAACCGGGTATGTCCAAATCGCAATGAAACTCTAAGAGTACTATGTCCTCTGCGTTTTGCGGCGCAGAAACTCCATCTAATTCATCGTACTTATCTTGTGCATCGTTGTTATCAACTTGTGACATGGTCACATCAACATCACGGTACATACCGCTTACTTGTTTCTTACGTAATTCATTACCCATTGTTTTAACAACATGTGTGATACGTTCGCATGATTCCATGTCGGTAGACACATACGGCATTACCACATCTTCGGCTGGAACAAATTTAGAAACTGCTCTGCCTCTTACACTGTCATAGTAAACTTTTTTAAAGGCACTACCCGCTAGTGGTAAATGAAAAAGCATTTGGTCAAGTTCTTGATCGTACTCTTCCATCTCATAACTAATCTGATAATTCATGAACTCTTTTACACGTTGTGCTTGTTCTTCAATTGCCGGATTAATCTCACCCACTATTTGTGTGCGGATAGGACCTTCGGGAGGGAGTAACTCTTTATAAGCTTGCGCTTGAAACTGTGTAACTGTCTCTGCTAGTAACGGGTGTGTAACACCGGTCGCACCAGCAAAGGGTTGTGATCTATCTTCGTATTTAAATCCTAATAGGTCTAAGCCATCAGTATACGTTTTTAACCAATCACCTCTTGCATCTTTATCATATTCGTAATCACTGACTAACGCACCAGCGAGTGACTCTAATTCATCATCGGGGATAAGTTCTGCTAGGTTAGCGTTGAATGCACCTTGTGGTGATGTATCTTCTGCTGGGTTTACGATTGCTGAACCATCGTCCAACATCATCGCATCACCTTCCATTGTAGGTGTTGAAATTTCTTGTGCTGAATCTGGAGCTATCTCTAGATCAATCTCTTCGTTTACTTTTTCTATAGCCATTAATCTATTACTCCTCTAGAAACTAATTCGTTTCTTTGTTTTTGTATGTAGTCTGGTAGTAATTTAGGATCTCCTCCTTCTAAAATAAAAAAATTCATATCACTTATGTAATTATTTAACAATTGATTATCTGTTAAACTTGATAAATCTTCTATCTCAGCAGCACCCGCTTCTTTCATCAATAAACCTGCTATGCCCTCTGCGGCAGAAAGTGTTGGGCTAGATTTCATAATAGTTTTCAATAGTGGTTTTAATTGTTCATCTTTAAATTTATTCATTGGATCAACAGGAAATAAATCTGCTAAAATTTTTGAAAATCCAGTTGGTTCTTTTTGTCCTGCCTTTGCTTCTGGTGTATCAAACTCTGCCATGATTGCTTTGAAGTTAACTGGTTTTTCTTTTGGTTTAATGTCTGGTGATGGTTTTGGTTTTGGAACAATAGTGTCCCCACCATTTGCAAAACCAAGCGGTCTAGTTAAATAATTAATATTCATACTATACCGCTCGGCTATCCCAGTCAGAGGTGTGTGCGTTTTTGGCCGACTGGTAACTCATTAACTCATGTCTCCTTTTGCATCCATGTAAGCGTTTATTAAACCATCCATGGTTGTTTCACCAGTTCTAAGTGAATTTATAACCGCGTCTAAAGATCCAAATTCTGGTTGCGTTGATGCCCACATAATTGCTGACATAATGACATTATCACCACTTGCTCCTGCAAGTTGCATAACGCCTTCTGGTCTTCTTGTTCCTGTTCTAGATATTAGTTCTTCAAAATTTTCTTCAAGTTCTAATATTTCGTCGTTTGTTAAATCTCTTAATCGTTTTCCAAAATATCTTTCAGCAAGGGACTCCATCATGTCATTCCTATCCGCCATGGGATCGGGATCGGACATAGCCAGTTGTTTTGTTGTAGTTGTTCTTCTCTTTACAAAATCATTTGGTGAAATGTCTAAGTCACCTAAGTTTTCCATAAAGTCTTCAAATGTTTTTATGTAATCCGGTAATCGGTCATCTGCTTTCATGTCCGTGTACATGTCATAGTAACCAGAAAAATCATACGGACCAATTTCTGAGGCCACTTCCTTTTCTTTTACTTCTACTTTTTTTGAAGAAAGAGGACTTGTCAGTTCTTCTATTTTTTTAATCGCCATTATGTTTTTCTTGATGCTCCCCAACCACGTTTAGTGATCATATTGCTTTTGTTCTTGTGAACAGATCCACCGCCCATATATCCTTTAACCATACCACCTTTTTTTAAAGATTTTACGTTTTTAAGTTGACCTGTAGCTGGTGGCATTTCTGGAAAATCTACGGATGTATCTTTTCCACTCATTTTTATTTTTGGAAAATCCACAGCTTTTATTTTTGGTAAGTCTTCTTTTTTTTGACTTTCTTTAAATTGTTCAACAAATTTATTTATTGTTTTATCAGAAAATAATTTGCTCATTGACTTTAAAACGTTTGAGGTTAGTCCAGTTTTTTGAACCATTTTTTTAAATTCTTTTAAAGTTTTATCTTTGTCCTTATTGTCACTCATTAGTAATACTCCCTCGGTTCCGTGTTCCGTGGTTCGTCGTAGTAGTCATCGGGAAGTTGAACAAAGTTGCCTTGACGGTACCTCATGAGTGCTTGTGTTGTTGAATCAACATAGTCATCATGATCGCCAAAAGGAAAAGCTGCACACTCCTCTATAACGTCCTGCGCCCATCTTTCGTCTGGTGCCCATACTTGGCCCGACTCGAACATCGGCGCTACTGAATTTACCCGAACATGTTTATCATTGCCCCTGCTTGGAGTAAAGTTCACCACGGGTATTCCGGATGATCTTAACTCATCTGTCAGCGGAAGTCCAGAAGCTTTTGCTTCTACAATGACAGTTTCTGGTTCCCAGTATTTATATTTATCCATAGCAATTTTTTTTAGCTCTGTAAACTCCCATCTTCCTTTTTCTGCATCAAGTAGCACTATTTGTGGGTGATTGCGTCTTGGATGACTAAATACGCCCCATGTGGTGATTGCGCTGTAGTCCGCTGTTTCTTTTTTACTAAACGCTGTATCATAGCTTTGTATGACATGAATCAAGTCTGGTACGTCGTCTTCTTCCCATAATTGCCACCATTCGCGCTTAATGATACTGCCTTCCTCTGACGTTGGATTTTGCTGCCACTGTGCTTGCCATTTTTGTTCTGTTAATGAAGCCTTGGTCGCGGTTAATGAATCAAGGTCCCAGTATTCTGGCCAAATGGGTTTATTGCTTGGTAATATCGCCGGGAACTCAATAAGCTCCCATTGGTCAGCTCTTGGTTCTTTTGCTTGAGCATCTATTAATCTTCCTGTCAAATCTTTCACGGACCAACGTGTCATAACAATAACAATAGCACCGCCCGGCTGTAGACGTTGCCGCGGTCCAGAAGTATACCATTCCCACGCACTGTCCATGGCGGTTTCGGAGAGGGCATCTTGCTCACTGTGTGGATCATCAATGATAAGTAAGTCTGCACCACGGCCCGTGATACTGGAGCCGACGCCCGCTGCAAAGTACTCGCCGCCTTTGTTTGTTTCCCAACGGCCAGCCGCTTTACTGTCCGCGGATATTGCAACTTGGTCAAAGACTTGTTGGTAGACTTGACTATCGATAAGGTTCTTCATCTTACGACCGAATCTAACGGCAAGTTCTGTATTGTGCGTTGTTTGTATTATCTTGAGTGTAGGTTTATTGCCCACGAGCCACGAAGGAAACAAGAAAGAAGCAAACTCTGACTTTGTATGTCTCGGTGGCATATTGACAATAAGTCTCTTAATTTTACCATCCCGTATGTCCTCAAATTTTTTTGCAATTTTTCTGTGATGATATCCAGAGATAAAGTCTGGCCAAACGTGCCTTACAAAAGGTATAAAGTTTTTTTCCGCAGATTCTAACTTTTTCAAATGTTCTTGTATTAGTTGAGCTTGAAGCTCTACTTCGGTTTGATTAACCATATGAAAAAAATTTATATAATATTTTTATGGGATAATCAATATTTTCATTCGTATGTATTTAGGGGTGGGTGTATCTAACAAACAGAGCGCGTAGCGCGCTCAAGGAGTCCCAATATATAATTTAGGGGGGCCGCCCCCGGCGGCGCGACATTTTGTCGCACCACTAGATATAGTAGGTTTTGCGACCGTGAGCATACTACCACTAGCCCCCGAAGGGGGCTGCGACATTTTGTCGCATTGACACTAGATCTAGTACCCCCGAAGGGGGTGCGACATTTTGTCACGTCCCAAGATATAGTATAAAATCCCATCTCCAGGAACACAAGATATAGACCCCCCGAAGGGGGGTGCGACAATTTGTCACATTGACATTCAGCTTATTTTATGACGTAAAAAAACCCCAGTAGCGATGGCTTGACTGGGGTTCTAGTTTCGTTGACCGCGGAGACTTATTCTATGCAGCCATTTGTAAAGCAGTTTGCATTGCTTTATCTTTAATATTGTCTTTACCATTAGTGATAAAGGTATTGGAAACACGATCACCTGCTCTTAAATGATCTTCATTGTAAGTGATGCAGTTGAATGCTTTCCATAAAGTATCTTGTCTGATATCATTACCAGTATTTTCAAGCTTGTACATTGTACCATTGTTTTCATAGGTATCATGCCAAATGCCATAACAAGATTTAATTTGTTTATTACCAGATAGATCATTGAAAAAAGAATAATCTTTTTTGCTTTTATCAAAATCAGTAATAAGCTTAGGATTATAAACAAGGATAAAGTATTTAAGCATATCACTTTCAGTTAATGAATAACTATTAAGTGTTTCCGCTTGTTCCTTATATCTCTTATTAGATTTTAATGCGTCGCTAATTTTCTTAAAGATTAAATCTTCCATTTTATTGTTGAATTCTACACGATGAGTAATACCAATATAGAATTGTTCGATATCAGATAAAGCAACCATGTATGTATTTTCACAAATAGGATTAACATTCGTAGTGTTAATTTTACCTTTATCTCTACCAGTATGAAAGTTAGTAAGCATAAGATAATTTTTAACTTGGTCATCACCAATATTGAAACTTGCGCCAGTATTAGCAAGGAAAGTTATTACCTTATCATCTTTATAATTAATGCAATGCTCAAATTTAACACCAGCTAGATTATAAAACATATCACCCAGTTGAGCCATTTTTTCATTTTGCATTACATGATACTGATTAGTTAGACCGCTGACTAAAATTTTATTATCATCAGATTTAACTAAAGAGTATAACTTATCTGAAGTGATAGTTTTATCGTCAATGGTCGCTTGAACTGGAACTTTACTTACAGTCCAATCTAATTCAGCATTGCGCATTAATTGTGAGCAGTTCAAATTTTTATCAATTGCATTGAATTTAGAAATCTTGTTGCCTGTCATAGACATCAAGCTCTCCCATTCAAATTTTTTTACATCATTCATAATAATTCTTTCTGCCATCGCTGAGAATTATATATAGGATATTATAGGATAACGCAACAATTAATTGACCGCGATAGAAAATAAAAAGATTGACTAACTACACTACTTAGCAAAGCTAAGTAGTGTAGTGCCGTTGTTTTTGTGACGGTGAGAAAAACCCCCCAAAGGGAGGTGACACTATGACCTATTGACACAATTTTTGTTGAATAGTTTTTTTAATCGTGGTAAAAAAATAAAAAGAAAGGAAGAATATGGACGCGTTAACAAATTTATTAAAAAAGAATAAAGAGAAAACAGAATTGCTTGTTTTTATTATTCAAACTTTAGATAAAGAATTTAATGATGAAGTTCAATCTACTGATAATCCTATTGGATTAATAAGAGATAAAGTTGATAGAGTATTAAATAAATAAAATATTAAAGCCCCGACTCATTCGGGGCTTTCTTCACGGTCAAACTATTTCGGAAGAATATGAATGATTTTTATGACCGCGAAACTTTGGTCGGCGAAGCAAACACACTAGGGCGACCAAACTCTTTCTCGTATTGTTCGTTATACTTTTTTATGACGTCGGTGTTTTTTAACGCGTCAAAAAGTGTAAGTTCCTTGAAACTGCGACCGTCGTCCTTTGGCAAGTCGCCATTGTCAATGGCTGTTTGTATTCTTAATTCTGGCATTTTAACTCCTTTCGATTTTTTTCCACCGCGTCCACAAAAATACTTCTTTGAAAGTATTGATTTTGAGAGGCACAGAAAGAAATAATATCGTCAATTATTTTCGCGTCGGCATTATTCTCGCCTAGAATTTTCGCCAACTCTTTAAAATGTTTTTTAGTCATAACCTTCCTTTCTTTATAGTCCCAACTATATAGGATAGTTATCCCCATGTCAAGTCCTTTCCGCCGAAGGCGGAGCCGCCGCCGCGACGAAATCCCCCGAAGGGGGTGCGACATATTGTCGCAGGTCAATCCACCTCCACCCCCACCCAAAAGGGAGGGTAAAAAATTACCGCGAAAATTGGATTTTGTCAACTGGGCAAATTGTCGCAGGAAAATTTAGACGAAAAAAAAGCGTCGCGGTCAACGAAACAAGAAACTTTGTAAATCTTCCCATTTTGTTGGCGGTGGTAAAATTAAACTATGACCGCGGTACTTCCACCCCTGTTCCTTGAGTTCTCGACCTTTGTCGCCGCTGTACAATTTGAGGTCTTTTGTCCTCGTATCTTGGACAATATAATAATTTTTCCCACCATGTCGGAAATTGTTGTAATTCCATGAGATTTGAAGCGGTGAGATATTTATTGAATTTTGTTTAATACATTTTAATTCTAGCCAAATTGCTTGACCGCCATATATTCCATAGAGGTCTGGAATACCGCCACCATGACGATTTTCAATTCTAGTCCATTGGGCGAAAGGTAAATTTTTAATTATCTGACGCCCAAAGTTTGATTCTGGTTTAACTGTCAACTTGGATTTTTCCACTCGCCCATATCTTTGATAAGGCGTTCAATTTCGTCGCGGTGGTTTTCATGCCACTTTTGAAAGCAAGTTTGACTATGAAAAAGACCATCACGCGATTGTTGAGGAATTTGATAATCTAAATTATAAGAACCTCCCCAATGAGAGCGGTCAATATTAACAGCATTGTCTGGTATTTCGTGAGCGTCGCGTTCTTCTTTTGTATTAAAATGCAACCAAACAGTTTTTATGTCTGGCGTCGCGAGTATTCCGCGACTGCCATAAGATTTATATAATTTTCTACCACAATTTTGGCAGACAGGAATATCACTCATGCCAAAACCTTTTCTTTAGGTGTTTTCACAACCGCCACGATATCACGCTGTGCTTGTCTTAACTTTGCACTGTCTAATAAGCGTTGTTTTGTATCATCAGATATTATTGAAACTGCTGTCCCAATTTCGTCAACGTCAAAGTTTACACAATCATCTAAATCAATCCAATACTTTCTAACCTCATTTAAAAACTTGGATTGATCTACAACCGCGTTCATATCATTTATGAGTTGTATTTTCTCTTTGAAAATATCACGCTGTGCATTGTGCATATTGGTTTTGGCTCTATTAAATGCTCTTAATTGTTGCCATTCGCTCTCATTGTGTATCATCATTACGCGACTATGACAACTACCTTGAGGCACTAATAAATAATGACCGCCAAGATTACCAATATCGCTTTCATTTATATCTTGGTCGTGATAATTATTATATTGTTTATTGCCTGTATATTTAGCAACTTTTAAATTATCAACCGCGTCTTTTAAATCTTGATTTGATTTATAATAATGCGGATTGTTGTCGTTATTTTCATATTCATAATACAAGTTAGGATTAACCCCCACGCTCATCAAATCATTGTAATACAATGCTGTCATATCGTCGCGGTTATAATTCCAACAAAATTGCGTTTCCTGTCTATCTTCAAAACTAGGTTTAAAATAGAAGCAATTATCGTATTGTGCAAAACTACCGCCATAACCACCGCGAGAATATTTTTTTAATATTTTCATATCATCTTGCGGAAAGTTTTGAGTGACAACTGGATTGATTACATTATCCCAAACTGATTGCTCTAGCTCTCTAAAGGTATCAACCGCGTCTTGCAATAATGTATCTTTACGCGATGGTGTTTTTAATGTCACATTACGCCACGCTTTTTTAATTGCGTCGCGTTTAGCTTTATTTAGTCTTATATCATCTTTTTTCATATAAGTTCCTTTCTGTTATTATCCTATTAACATGGGATTGATTAAGTGTCAAGCACAAAACCAGAATAATCTTTTTTAGCTTTTCCTTTTGCCAAAAGTCCTGCGATAATATTATCGCCGTCAAGAAAACGCAAATCGCTATCGTCAGCATTTACAACTTTGAAGCCATAATATTTTTTTGGGAGTGATTTTCTAAATACTGCGGAAATATTGCCACCGCGATTTAATATATCAAAAGCGTCGTTGCGATTATCTTCATTGAGCGAATAAGTTAAATGATAATTACTAGGCAACTCGCCATTGACAAAAGACAAAGCCCTTTTATATATTTTTGTATAGTCATACCATTGAATTGATTTATATTCTTCAATCAATCCTGTCTTTTCCCATGATATATCAGAAGTACCATTTAAACGAATACAAGGTATTAAATTTTTGTTTTTTGCTTTCAATATAAAAGCGTTTATTTCTTTTCGTAATTGGTCAAGAAAACTATCACGCTCTTGAATATACCACCGCGTCTTATTTATTCTGCCTTGTTGCACATTAGAAAAAGCACCATGACCAGCAGTATATAAACAAGCTTTTTTACAACCATTAGAAGCTTGAGGACAAACATTAAAACCGCTTTGATTACTAGAGGCAAGATATAAGACCGCC